CGTGAGAAGCAGATCATTGAACTACGCATTGAGGGCTTTACCTGGAGGCAAATAGCAGAGCGAACACAAATGTCACCAGCAGGAGCGCTAAAGGCTTACAACCGTGCAATGGTTAGAACGCTTAAACCAGCATCTGATGAATTGCGTGAATTGGAATTAGATCGCCTAGATACGCTCCAACAAACTTATTGGCAACCAGCAGTGCAGGGAAATCTAAGAGCCGCAGATTTCATTTTGCGCGTAATTGATAAGCGGGCAAAGATCTTGGGGCTTGATGCTCCAACTAAGATCCAGGCAGAGGTGGTGACTTATGACGGAGGAACAAATCTTGACGCAGAAGTTGATGCAATCGCAAGACTCATTGATGCAAGCACAACCGTTGCTGATGACGGAACAGAGATCCACACCATCACTGAATTCCAGGATCAAAGCGAGCAGGTGGGTATGGAAAAACAAACTGGCCAGGAAGGAACAATTACCGCCTGAAGGTGATTGGAACATTTGGCTTTACATGGCTGGCAGAGGTGCTGGAAAGACCCGTACAGCCGCAGAATGGCTTGCCTGGGAGGCTATTAGACAGCCTGCTACAAGATGGGCCATAGTTGCCCCTACCTTTTCTGACGCAAGAGATACATGCGCTGAAGGTGAATCAGGCGTAGTTTCTGTTTTAAATCGCTTTCACATGTTACAGAATTACAACAGATCTATTGGCGAAATCTTATTAACCAATGGAAGCCGCATAAAACTTTTTTCTGCTGATCAACCTGAACGCTTTAGAGGACCGCAACATCATGGGGCTTGGTGTGATGAATTAGGTGCATTTAGATATGAAGAAGCCTGGGATCAATTGCAGTTTGGATTACGCCTTGGCAAGAAACCTAGAGTTGTTGTAACTACTACTCCGCGCCCAACTCCTTTAATTAGAATGTTGGCTAACCGCAAAGACGGATCTGTAACTATAACCAGGGGAACTACATTTGATAACGCGGCTAATTTAGCCCCATCTGCCCTCATGGAACTCCAGGCGCGATACAACGGAACAAGATTAGGCAGACAAGAACTTTATGGCGAAATTCTTGATGATGTGGAAGGCGCTTTATGGACTAGAGGCGTAATTGACCGCAACCGTGTAGATGCACAACCAGCGTTATCCAGGATTGTAGTTTCTATTGACCCTGCTGTAACCAGTAATGAGAAATCAGATGAAACAGGAATTGTTGTTGTTGGATCTAGTAGTGACGGGCAAGGTTATGTACTGGGAGATTACAGTTTCAAAGGATCGCCATTAGCCTGGGCAACAAAAGCCGTAGATTTGTTTGACGCATATAAAGCAGATGCAATCCTGGTAGAAGTAAACCAAGGCGGAGATATGGTTAGTGCAGTTTTGAAACAAGTAAGATCAGGGATACCGATTAGAGAAGTGCGAGCGCATGTCGGTAAGAAATTACGGGCTGAACCAGTAGCGGCAATGTATGAACAAGGCAGAATCCACCATGTAGGAGAATTTGCCTGGCTAGAAGATCAAATGACTAACTGGACACCTGAAGATCCATACTCCCCCGATAGAATTGACGCACTTGTACAAGGATTTTCTGATTTACTTGGCAAGGTAACGGTTAGCAATTACTTTAATGCGATTTCTAACATGTGTCCTAGTTGCGGGCTACCAATGCCTAAAAGTTTTGGCAACTGTTCCGCATGTGGAGCGGCTATGATTAGCACTGTTTCTGAAGGAGAATAAATGGCTGTTACTTACAACACCACAATTGATCAGGGTTCTGATTGGTACTTTACAGTCACTTACGCAAACCCTAATGGCACGCCAATTAACATTACTAACTACACGGCGGCTATGCAGTTGCGTGCTACTCCACAAAGCGTGAATCCAGTATTGACTTTAACTACACAAAACGGCGGAATCACAATTACGGGCGCAACTGGAACTGTTGCATTGCACGCCACAGCCGCACAAACTATGGATATTGTTGAAGGCTCATACGCTTATGACATTGAGATTTATTCACCAGCATCACCAACAACTGTAACTACACGATTAGTGCAAGGCCAAATTTTAGTTAGCGCGGAGGTAACACGGTGAGCCAAGACCAAATTACGGTATCGCCAGTAATCAACCAAATCACTGTTGCCTCACCTGGACCACAAGGACCATCAGGCGCATTTCAACCATCTGATATTGCTTATACTCATGTGCAAGCCGTAGCAAGCGCTACTTGGACTATTAACCATAATCTTGGTTTTAATCCAACGGCGGTTGTATTGGACTCATCAGGAACGCAATGTGAAGGCACTTTCAGTTATCCTACGGTTAATCAAATGGTGATCACATTTAGTTCAGCATTTACAGGAAACGCTTATGTTGTATAGGAGCATATAAATGGCAAGAAAATTTTTAGTATCTATTGACTTAAACAAGAATGAATTGCAGAACGCGGTTATACAAAACCTTGCTACTGCTCCCGCGACACCGCTTGATGGTCAGATTTACTACAACACTTCTGATGACACGCTTTATTTTTGGAACGGATCTGCGTGGATCAATGTTGTTCAACAAGCAGAAATTCTTTACGACACATTTGCTAACCGCCCAGTAGCAGGCGCAGGCAACACAGGATCATTATTTTTTGCAACAGATCAAAACCTTCTTTATTTTTCAAATGGTTCTGCATGGTCACAAATAAGTACATTTGGAAACGCAACAGCAACTACTGCTTATGGTGACAGCGCAGTAAACGGATCAGCAAACACTTATTCACGCTCTGATCACACACACGGTACGCCATCTCTTACATCTACTGCACCACAAACACTGGCCGTAGGTGGTACAAACACAGTGGGTACTGCAACAACACCAGCCCGCGCAGACCATGTTCACGCACTACCTAATTTTGGCACTGTCACAGCACAAACATCATTTGGTTCATCATCAGGCAATGGATCAGGCACAGAATTTGCGCGTAATGATCATACACACGGCACGCCAACACACGATAACGCCGCACATAGTGCCATTAATCTTTCAGCACTTACTGTTCCAACAGCAGATGTGGCATTTGCTACATACAAGATCACAGGTTTGGGAAATCCAACTTCAGATCAAGATGCCGCAACAAAATACTATGTAGATCAGGCTGTTCAAGGTCTTACATGGAAAGCGGCGGCTAATCTTCTTTCAACAGTCAATGTGGCGCTTACAGGATCTACTGGAACGCTTAACATTGATACATACGGCGCACTTACAAGCGCAGATGTAGGTTATCGCATTGTTCTTACTGGTCAAACAACAGATACAGAAGATGGCATTTATGTTTATGCTGACAATGGAACTAACTACACACTTTCACGCGCAACAGATGGCAACCCATATACAGAACTTATTGGCGCATCTATTTATGTGCAAGAGGGAACAACAAAGGCTGGAACATCTTGGGTTCAGTCAAATCATTACCTAACTTCTTTTGCAGGTCAGAATTGGGTGCAAATTGCAGGACCAGGAACACTTACAGCAGGCAATGGCATCAATATCACAAGCAATGTTGTTTCTGCTGTTGTTGAGGCTGGTGCTGGTCTTAGCCTTTCAGGTTCAGGACTTGCAATTGATACAGCCGTGGTTGTACGCAAATACGCCGCCTCAATTGGTGATGGATCTGCTACTTCTTACACAGTTACCCATAGCCTTAACACCAAAGATGTTCAGGTAACTATTTATGACAATTCCGCCCCATTTGCTGAAGTAATTTGTGATGTCCAGCATACAAGTACATCAGCAGTGACCTTGTTATTCTCAGTTGCGCCAACTTCAAATCAGTATAGAGTTGTAGTCCAAGGTTAATAACTTCCCGCAGTACAAGGGGATAAAGGGAGATACACATGGGTCTGCGTGACCGTATCGCAAGAGCAATAGCAACTGGCAGTGTAGAAAAAGGTCCAAACCTTCCTGCTGGTACAACAACTATTGGTACTGATGCCTTAATGGCACAAAGCGGATTAGCCATGCAACAAACTTATGGCAATAGCGTTGCGCTACCACGCGCACCATTCTCTGCAACAGTTCCATTTGGTCCTGGTAACCCAATTACACCAGGTGCAATTAACCCAATTGATCCTGCTACTGGTCGGCCACAGCCACGCCGTTATGAATATCAAGTTGCACAGAACATCAACATTACAGAAACACGCCTTGTACCTTTTACTACATTAAGAGCCGCATCAGAACAAATTGATATTTTGCGCCGTTGCATTGAAGTAATTAAAAACAAAATGTCAGGTTTAGAGTTTGACATTGTTATGGGAACAGACGCATCTGAAAAAATTGCGGCGGGAGCAGGCGGAGATCATGTCCGTGCTATGGCAAAAGCCCGTGAAAAATACACAGATGAAATTAATCGCTTGCGTACTTTTTGGGAAGTGCCTGATAAAGCCAACGGATATACCTGGGCTGATTGGTTAAACATTGCGTTAGAGGACATTCTTGTTATTGATGCGTGGGCCGTTTATCCTCAACCAACAGTAGGCGGGGATCTATTTGGTTTCCAAATTCTTGATGGCGCAACTATTAAACCTTTAATTGATGATCGCGGTATGCGCCCATTAGCACCTAATGCGGCTTTCCAGCAGATCCTTTATGGTTTTCCACGCTCTGAATTTTCTGCAACTGACGAAGATCCAAAAGCAGATGGTGAATTTACTGCTGATCAATTGGCTTATTGTGTGCGTAATCGCCGTTCTATTTCTGTATATGGATTTAGCCCAACAGAGCGAGCGCTACCGCTAGCAGACATTTATCTACGCCGCCAGCAATGGATTAGAGCGGAATACACAGACGGTGTAATGCCTGATTTGATGTTTACTACTGATGAAGATTGGGGAACTAACCCTGATTTACTACGCGCTTATGAAAACATTTTAAATGATGATCTTGCAGGACAAACTCAACAGCGCAAACGCGCTCGCTTGCTACCAAAAGGATTAGCCCCAATAGTTAATGAAGGCTATGGGGAAAAGTTTAAAGATACGCTTGATGATTATTTGATTACCAGCATTTGTGGACACTACGGCGTACAACCTGCTGAAATTGGGTTTGCTCCAAAGGGCGGATTAGGCGGCGGCGGATTTGAAGAAGGCCGTGCTGAGAACGCTGAGGCCATTGGAATTCAACCATTGGCTAACTGGATTTCAAAGATGGTTACAAACCTTTCTTACACATATTTAGGTATGCCACGCGAACTTGAATTTAAATTAATGACATCACAGCGTTTAGACAATGAAGAAAATGCGCGTAAGTCACAGATTGAAGTTACTAGCGGAGGGAAAACAATTAATGAGCGTAGATCAGAATTGGGATTGCCATTGCTTGATACCCCACAAGCCGACATGCCAATGCTTGTGTCAGGATCTAGCGTGTACTTGTTCTCCCCTGACGGAATCATCAACGCATCAACAGTTTCAACTGCTCCAACTCTTGAAGGGGCTAACGCAACACCAACAGCCGCAACCACTCCTAATCCGCTTGATCAAAAACCTGAGAAAGAAGGCACGGAAGAAGAAAGAGTTGAATCTGATGAAGTTGAAAAGGCACAATCTGCGGAAGTAAAAGCATTTATGAAGTGGGCTAATAAAGGCAAACGGGCAAGACTGTTTGAATTTAAAAGCCTAGATCCAATTGTGGCAGATGCACTTAATCGTTGTGCTTTTGACGGTGATTTAGAAACTGCTAGGGCGCTCGCTAAGGCTTATTTAACATGATCCAGGGCGCTCTAGAGGCAGATGGGCGCATAGCGGCAAAGAACGCAACCAAGATCAGGGCGGCTCTTATGGAAATGGCCGATAAAAAAAGATCTTTTTGCAGTATCAAGAAACGCAACCAATCTCTACCCAAAACAAAGCACAAGACAATGCCCGCGCTCGCTCCTGGGCAATTATGAATGTGCGCTTACGAACTGAAGCATTGGCATCAACACTATGGCGCACTTGGGCTGAGGCTTATGTACTTGGGGAAGCGGCGGCTGATGAATGGATTAAAAAAACAATCCAGGCTAACAAAGCGGCTGATGATGGCTACATTGATTGGAAGAATTGGCAACCAGGAGATAAAGCAGGCGCATTAATGTTGCGTAGGCCAGGTGCTTTCCAAAGATTATTAGATCAAACCAATGTAACTATTAAAGGCATGGAAAGAACCAGCATCACAGACATAGGCAATGCCTTGGCTACCACAATAGAACTTGGATTAGATGCTGAAAGAGCCTCTATTCTCATAGGTAAACATGTGGCTAGCGCATCAAGAGCATTAACAATTGCTATCACTGAACAGAATAGAGCCATGTCTGCGGCCACAATTCAACGCTACAAAGATGCTGATTTACAAAAGATGGAATGGCATGTGTCAGATCCATGCGATAAATGCGCTCAAAATGCAGGTGCAGTAGTTCCTATTGGCACATCATTTCCTACTGGAGCAACACAGCCACCGCAACACCCACATTGCCGTTGCGTTTTATTGCCAGTAATTCCTGGAATGGAAGAAGATGATTTAGCCCCAACTGGTACAACGCTGGTAACTCCGCCTGCTCCACCTGAATTACCTCCTGCTTTCCCAACTCCAAAACAACAAATAGAACAAACAGTTGCGGAATTGCAAAACAGAACAATAGATCCAGGTCAAGCAATCTATGAAAAACTAGATAACCGCCCATTCATACCTGGCAAATGGGATATTGTGCCAAGAGAAGCAATGAGAGAAGTAGAACTTTCAAACATTATACGCATGAGAACTACTCCAATAGACAGAGCAAGAGCGGCTGTTATTTATGATATTCACGCAAAGAAAATGGATCGGGATTTTGTAGCCAAAGGCGTTGTGTATAAGAACGGCCCAATAGAAGTTCAATTTGGTGGAGTGGGTCTTGCGGTCAAAGAAGAAATGCGTAAACAGGTAATTGAAGAAGTAGAAAAATTACAGTTAAGCAATCCTAAAAATCGGGTTGCAGTTCACATTACTAAAGACAGTAAAAATAAATACGGTTGGGCTTACTTGGGCCAAGAAGATCTATGGGTTGTTCCTAAAATTGTCAAAGATGCAGAATTAAAAGTGAGCGGTGCTGGTAAATTCAAAATGCCAGTTACCCCGACCACTACTCAATTCCAATACACCCTAGCCCACGAATGGGGTCATCTAGTTGATAATCTTGCCCAAGGCTCATTGTCAAGACAGGCTGAAAGAACAACAGAAGTAATTAAAAAACTTAAAAAAGAATTTCCTGATGCGTTTACAAGCGGGTATTCAGGAAATAACAGCAGAGAATTTTACGCTGAAATGTTTACTGAGTATTACAGAACTGCTGGACAGACTAACAATAGGTTAGTTCAAGCAATGGCTACTGAATTTGGCTGGAAAGTTCCTGGAGGGGTAGTACAACCTAAGCCTGTACCTGTTCCTATTGCAGTAGAACCTCCTAAGCCTAAAACGGTCAAAGCCAAATACAACAATCAAAATGAATTTGATAAACAAGAAATGCTCAAAATTATTGACATAAAAGAAAATCAAATGGGCGTAGTTACTATCTATGATGGAGCAACACAAAAATACATAGAGGCTTTTAAGTACACTGGAGATGACCGCTTAAAGGCCATATTACAAGCGCAAGGCTTTACTGCTAAACCTACCGTTTTGAGCGCTAATGATTTTGCTGTATTAGAGCAATTAGGAACACCGATTATTCACCGTGGGCTAACTGCTAGTTCTACGAAATCTGTTGATCAAATGATTAAAGAATTTAAAGATGGTGAGATGTATGTAGGTACGGGTGTTGCTGGAAATGGTGTTTATGCAGGAACTGATTTAAACTATGTAATTAAATACGCAGGAGATAATCCTAACAATGTAATAACTATGGCTTTATCACCACAAGCAAAAGTAATAGATATGGAAGATGCTAAGAATGGTGCTAAAACAGCAAGTAATGCTTTTTATGACAAAGCATTTAAACGCCCATATAACAATCCTGAAATGGGCAAATTTGTAGATAGTTTTGGCGATCTTACAGAAGAACAAGCAAGGCAACTGGGTATCTTATTTAGAGATCCAGGCCGTTATGCCGCAGTTAATGGGTATGACGCAATCAAGCATGTAGATGAAGATGGCGGCATTTATGTAATCCTAAACAGAGGGGCAGTGAGGGTAAAAGAATGATTACAGATCATGTGATAAGCATAAAATGGGCAACAGCAATTAACAGTTTTAAAGTAAACAAGATAGAAGATGCTGAGGCTCTTGATCAATTTAGAGATTGGTATTTAAAAGCATCATCAATTGATGAAGTACCACAACCATATAGAAACTGGGTATTGACAGGCTTGCCTGCTAAATACACAAAACAGACACCAATAAAGGAGGCGTAATTAATGAATGATAAAGAAGAAAGTTGCGATCCAGTAGATTTTATAGATCCAAAAGAAGCGACATTACAGGA